AGTTTCAGCAGGACTTAGCAGAGCGAAAACGCCAGTTTTTGTCCTCCTTTTGGCACAGAGTAGAGACTGATTACTCAAATCCACTAGGAATCGGGCGTAAAAAGCTCGTAAAAGACGGTCGAATCGTCATGAAAAAGGAGATTCGGTGGGATATTATCCCTGATCCGCCATCAGAAAACGCCTCCAGAGGCGATAAACAACGCTTCAGGAACCGATTGAAGAAGCTCACACAGTCACAGTTCCTCTGGAGAGTGAGTGTCTGCCCGAACGAAACTATCGTGCATGACATAGACGATCCCAGTGACCCGAAGTTCGTATACGAGTTTTACGAGATCTATCCTGACGAAGCGAGACGGCGGTTCCCTGATTACGCAGATGAGTTCTATGGGACCGATACTGAGAAGCTCGAGTTCGTTGAGTTATACACCAAACCGCACAAAGATGATCCTGGTTCCCATGTGATGTGGGTACAGGGCCGACGTGTGATGGATGAGATCAACCCGTATAGCTGGGAGACTTCAGCATCTACAGACGAACAGAAGGATTATGACGGCTATATCCCCTATATCATCAGGGATTCTGGCTGGGGTGAAACGACTTCAGATAATGACCCCTCAGACCGCTATGTGGGTATCTTGCGGTACATACACCCTGTACTACAGGCAGAAGCACGGCAATTAACTGCTGTGGACATTCAATTGCGCTACTCAACGTTCGCCCCGGTTATTACGAAAAACATCATGGACGATAACACGCCTATTGAGGTTGGCCCTGGTAAGCGGATCAACCTTGTGGACGATCAGGAAATCAACTTCGTGAAACTGCCTGAAGTACCGTTATCAGCGTTCCAGATGATGGATAAGGTACATCGCTATACGTCTGAACTGTCGAAGCTCGGGGCGCTTGGTGGACAGCCGCAACGCGGAGTGGAGTCTGCGACTGAGGCTGATTTGAACGTGAGGAACGCAGCAGTCAAGCTGGCGAGCTGTGTCCACGCATTACAGGCATGTATCGCAGTCGCCTCGAGACAGGCGTTCCAGGACATACAACACATCCTCGAGTCACCTATCACTATCGGTGGTGGTCCGAGGAGACAGGCCAGTGAGATCACCATTAAACCTTCTGAGCTTGATGATTACTACGCAGTAGACGTGGAGCTACACACCTCTGATCGGTCAGCGATTGAGATGCGGGACATGATGGTCTGGTCCCAGTTGTACCGTACTTATAACGGTATGTTGAGCGCAGAGACAGCAATGGAGAACTCAGGTATCGAGAATCCACAGCAGGAATTACTAAAAGCGTCAGTGAATACGCTCTTTATGTCCCCACAGGCGCAACAGGTGCGCACCATGATGATGCTCAAAGGACTCCAGTCACAGGCAGCAGAAGTATTACGAGCGTTCCAGCAGGAACTGTTACAAACACAGCAACGTCCTCCGCAGCAAGGAGCCGGTGAAATGATAAGCGGTACTGAACAGATCACGATGGAGGAACTCGCAACTCCGTCTGGTATGGAAGAGGAACTGGCTATCAACAGGCAAACAAACGTAGTGAATGAGATGAGGTAATGGCAGGAGAACTTTCTTCCCTGATGAGTGACGCAGCCAGGCAGGTCACAGTGCTGAACGCAATGGCACTGGACTATATCGCTGATGCGTTCTCGACTCCCGAAGAGGCCACAGTGTTCACGGCCACATTCGACGAGATGCAGGAAACCTTTGCAGCACACGGTCACGGTTCAGATCTAAGCACCTGTACCGACCCGTTCTGCATGGAAGCCAAGATCGCCATCATTGAGGCACTACAAACGATTATGAACCCACAGCAGCAAGGGGGCATGTAATGGCAACAGCCGAAGAACTCTGGCAAGAATTTCTCAATCAGTTCGAGCGTAAGTATGAAGAAACCTTCAATCAGGCTATTCCTACCCGATTCCAGGGCAGTACACAGGACCGGCGACGAGCGAATATTTTAACGTCACTCACACCGAAAGCCATTATTGAGATACGACGCAGACAGGGTCAGGGTCAGTCGGACGGCAAGATCGTCGGCGATTTGATGAACAAGGCGGGTGTGAATATCACCGGTGACGGCGGTAGCCAAAACAAGTTTGGGTTTGGAGGTGGCGAGGACTTCACGTTCACGTTCGCCGAGGTAGACGATGTAGACGGTCAAGCAGATGCGATGTTCGATGGGCTGTTCACTGAGCGTATAGCGGAGCAAAAAGGAACGATTCAGTACACCGACCCAGACGATCCAGGTGGGAGCGGTAGCGCGTCCGGAACGGCAAGCGGGACAGGCACTCCCCGTGGTGGGACTGTTGATTATCACCAGGATGCGAAAGATCTAGCCGATGAAGCATCAGGGGGACGGGCTGTTCCCACGAAGATTAAAGACGTGTTTCTGGTCACCAATGCCGCGAATCCACAGATAAACGGATACTACGGACCGAACGCGGATGGCGCGTTGGTGCTACAGGGTGATCGCCTTGAGGACGTTGATGTCGATGAGGCGACCAAATACACTCACGGATTTGACCTAGACGGTAAGCAATACCGAATGAACAACGACACTGGCGACATCGAGGTCAGAGGTACGGTGGCTCAATACGGGATGCCAGGCCAGCGCACAGGCGACTGGGAAATTGGCACTATCCGTATGACGGAGCGACCTGAAGAGGAATCCATACGATGGGGCACGTTCACGGACGACACCGGTACTTGGCAGTACGATTTAGATAATCCCACAGATCGAACGAAGATCGCAGAAGCGCAGCAGGACATCGGGTTCTCCACCAGGTTTAATCCCAGTACTCAACAGTACGAGACAGTACGTATTGACATGCGCACCGGCGAGCAGGTGGGGGATTTCCTCGGTCAGTCCTATGATGCGTTCGCCGATACACGGGATTTTACTCAGCGAGCATCTCAGTTCAAGACTACCGAAGATCGCCTAGAGGATCAGTTCCGCCAATCATTTGGTCTGGAACAGGCACGATTCGGTGAGGACGTTCGCCAGTTTGATACGCGATTTGGTGAAGATGTACGTCAGTTCGATGCTGGCTTCGGTGAGACGCAACGGCAGTTCGATACGACTGAAGGCCGGATGGAGCGCACACTAGCGGCGAACAACTACTTCAACAGCCTTGAGGAACTGGGTAGGAACTACCGCACGTTCATTCAGACAGCGCCACAGATGGCTAACGCAGCCACGAACCAGGGTCAGCTAATCGCAGATATCCTGCGTTCTGGTGGCGATGTGCTGGCTAGAACATACTTCACTCGTGGTGGTATTTCTCCGTTACCGGAGATTACACAGGCTGACTTGATCAACAACCTCAATAGTGAAATGGCAAAGATTCAGCAGTACGAGGTAGACGCGACCACAGCCGAGAACCGAAGGCGGGAGGCTGCGGATCTCCAGCGAGCACAGGGCGAGTACGCTCAGTTCAAGTCAGCTCGCCAACGTGACGCGCAGCGAGCCTACGACCAATACAAGGCTGGTTTGCGACCGTATCAAGTGAGTTCGGAAGTGTCTACGCCCAACGTGGCCGGATTTGAAGCGGCACGAGACAAATACCGCGAAGAACAGGGAACTGCCGATCAGTTATCAGATATGGCAAAATCATTTGCTCAATTGCCTGACTTCGTTATAGATAAGCAATTTGGTGGGATGGACCGACAAACCCTATCGGACATGGCTAACGAAGCAGCGGGAGCGGTTCGTGCCGGCGGCGCTGTGGATCAAGGCACAATGGAGACACTTGGCTTGCAGTACACAGGGCCGCCACAGTCTCAGTTCATGGATACCCAGACGGTATCTGAAACTGTTACCCCACAGGTAAAAGAGTATTCAGACTGGCTGACAACATCGCAGTTTGGTACGCCAACGATGGGCTTTGACCAGTGGAGTACACAGGTGGGACCGAGCTTCGCGCCCACACCGCTCCTGAATGTACCGCAAGTGCCAGTGCCACACCAAATGACACAGGCAGAGCTGATACAGCAGTCACGAGCGACAACGCCCCCGGCAGTAGCGTCAGTTATGGCAGGGCAAATGCCGACACCAATGCAGTTTGGTGGCTTACCGCTACCCACCTTCCAGCAGTTACAGGCGTTAACCCCGACCGAGCAGGAAATGTTGAATACACGGTTAATGACGGAGTTCAACGTACCGCTGGAAGATGTGGCCTGGCAGTCACGCAGACAGTTCGGTACGCCAAGTATGGAACGTAACAGGGATCTCGCTCGGTTCAGGGGGTATGCAGTCTAATGGTGTCGCGCGACTGGGTACGTCAGTTCAACACTGGACCTTCAGAGGGAGTCGCACGAGCGCGAACTCCTACTCGACTCGGCATCCCTACTGGGACGCTGGATGATCGTAAGACAGAACGCGAGAAGGAAGAGGAAGAACGGCGGTCACTGAGGCTACCTGGTTTCCTCGGTTCAATCCTTGAAGTGTTTGAGGCTGTGGACAAACCCATCTCTGAGCGTATTGGGTTGCGAATCCCTGAGATGCGAGGTCCGGTAGATGAGATCGGTAACATACTGCTACAGGAAGCAACCAGACCATCCACTGCGTTAATCGCACTCGGTGGTTTGGGTTTGGCAGGGAAAGCTGCGTCCGGGGCTGCACGACTCGGTGCTCGCGCTGGTGCGCGTCAGGCGGTACAACAGGGAGCATCTTCCCAGCTACAGCGAGGATTACCCGCTCGAGCAGCGTTACGTGCAGGACAAGGGGCGCTTAAGGGTGTTGAATTTGCATCCACGCCAGCGTTTGCAGCTCGGGGTATCTCACGTCCTGTCAGGTACGCCGGTGAGGTGGCACAGGTTGGTGGGTTCAGAGGTGCGCAGGAGTTCATGGCTGACACTATTCCAGAGGACGCACCAGGAGTATTCCGTATAGGTGCGCCAATACTGGTAGGTCTTGGTGGTGGTTTAGCAGGATTGCGAGGCTTTGAGAGCGCAGCCCGCACCTTGAAGATAAACACTGATAACCGAGCTGGTATGAGATCCGTTCGTGAAGCGATGCGCAAGCAAGAGCAAGACAAGCTACGAACGGCAAATCGACGTGCTCGTCGTAACCAAAACAAGATTGCTCGCGCTGCATTTGGGAAGAACTGGGATCAGCTCACCGATGCCGAGAAGCGACTGATCGAGAACAACAGAGGCGACACCGTGCGCTTAGAGAAAGAGCTGGAGGGCATACTCGCCCAACGTGAGGCTGCCGGGGAGATCTCATCAAGTCAGCTCGACAGCACGACGCGACTGATTAAGGAAGGTGCTCGCCCGCGCGATCCTCTCACAACTGACTTACGCATACGCGACATTGATGACGTACGACGTGACGCACTTATCACGGACTACGCCACAAAGAGCATCGAAAATGAGTCAGACCTGTTTGCGTTGGCCGACCAGATAAACAAGGGCAAGTACTGGTCGCCAGGGGCTGATGGCACACCGGAACTGAAGAAGTGGGGCGACGTACCGCAGTACCTGAGTGGTGACGCGGATGCCATGTTGATGGAATCCCACTACAACCAGACAAAGGGTGCGCTCGACGGCTGGTTAGCAAAGGAGATGGACGTGCTCACGCAACGAATGAAAGACGCTCGGGTTATTGACAAGGACGGTAATGCACGGTCGCTCGAGGAAGCGTTCGATGAAGATGGGAAGCTGAACGAGTTAGGGCAGCAATACATCAAGATTAGCGATGATGGCACTCATTACGTGTTTGAAGAAGGCGCAGAGCAATGGGAAGAAGTGTTCGACGAAATGGGCGGCAAGCTGGACATGATGCTCGATGCTGAGAAGCGTATGGGAATCTCGTACCAAGAGGTTATTGGTGAGGACCTTCGTAACGTTGGTAGTGAGCCACTGGATGAAGCTGCATTTTTCGGAGACATCTTTGAGCGCCGCAGTCCTGGTGCAGCTCACTATTTCCCCCGCGTGGTCCGGGAGGAGGCGATGGGCGGTCAGAGCTATGGTGCGCAGTTAAGCAGATTCGGCGGACAAGGCTACGAAAAGACCCGCCGGCACGGGTTCGAGATGGATGAGAACAACATGCCAGTGGGCAGTTACATCCGTTTGATGAAAGATAACGTCGAATCAATGGGTGAGAAGGGTCGCGCGTATGTGACCGACCCTGTGAAGGCAGTCCACATGAGACTCCAGGCCGGTGCCAACCGGCTTGCGTCGCGTCAGTTCATAGACGAAATCAATCTGCGTGGTGACACAGTTACCGAAAGGATGTACAACCAGCCGTCTTGGGGCATGGCGCGGGAGACTCTCAAGAAGGTGACCGACAGTCGTAAGAGCCTCACCAATAAAATCAGGCGGCTGGAGCAACGAGTCGATGAGATTAAGCGTAAAGGTAGGCGTGAAGAACGCCAGGTCGGGCGTACCGAAGGACGAGCTGATCGCAACCGTGCACGAATGGGTCAGCTCGAACGACAGTCAGCACGTACATTCCTGCCCTACCTCGACCAATTAGTGGACGATATGCAGTTGGTGGGGAGCGGGCCGGGAGCGTTGCGCAAGAAAGAAGCGGGCCTGATCAGCCGGCTGCGTGTAGCCAGGACCAAGCTGCGAAAAGCGACCGAGAAAGAGTCCACGTCACCAGAGGAAATTGCAGAGCTAGTAGATCAGGCGCAAAAGGAGTTCGACCGCGCCACGTCTGTCATGGACGATTGGGCTGCACGAGCCGATGCTCGGGCTAGACGAGGAGCGGATAGCGGCTCTTGGGAGGCAGTGAACACGATAGACCAGCTCGACCCCGACCGACTTCCTACTGGCCGTACCCCTACCCGTATGAACCAAGCACAGCTTCGGCGCGTACTGACCAACAACGATGAGCGATTCACCCGTGCGCTTGGTCGAGAAGAAGAACTGACCAGCAGACTGAATGAATTGTCACGCGATCTTGACTCTAATGTTGAGAGAGAGGCATCTATTCTGGGACAGGTGAACGACCTGAAGCGTCAGGTGGACGAAGAAACACAGGCTCTCGGGCTTGCCAGGCAGAACTACGAACAGGCAAAGGCCCAAGCTGGAGATGTACTCCAGGGAGAAGCCAAGATAGCGGATTTCGCCACTGGTGGACGTGTATTTGACGAGGACTTCGCCACACAGATCAACTCATTTCTGCAAAACAATCGGGATTTACTGCCGTATATCGGTACCTTCAACAACTTCGCTCGAGCAGTGAACGCCACACTTGACCTCTCAGCCATCGGTATTCAGGGGCTACTTGCTATCGGCATCGACCCCATTCGGGCGGCACGACTCATCGCCATGACTACCAGAGCCATCAATGACCCGTCCTATTACAACCGGTGGGTGAAAGATAACTCTGCTGATATCGACGAGTTCCTGTCGCATGGTGGCTATTGGGCGGGCTTGAACGATGCAGGTGAATTCATTTTCCCCGACAAGCTCACAAACATTCCACTTGGGGGTGGCCGTGCAATAGAAGCAGCTAACTTCCACTTTGCCCGTACTGGTAACGCTCTGCGCCTGATGATGTTCCAGCGAGCGAAGTCGAACAGGGGAATGTTACGTCACATCTTTGGTGATTCGGGCGAGTCACAGATGGACAAGGCTGTTGGTAACGAACGTGAAATGGTGGAGATGATCAATAACGCCACAGGATTCCGTACCGGTAAGCCGACCGAACTCGAATCGGCACTTCTTTTCGCACCGAGATTCTTCAAGTCCCAACTGAACCTTGCAGCGAAGGCAGCTACCAGACCTGGTGTTGAGGGAAAGATGGCACGAGAGATGTTGATGAAAACACTCGCGTCGGCAGCAGCCGTGACGTGGGGCTTGAACGCTATGCAGAACAAAGAGACTGAATGGAGTCCGATCAGGTATGACGCTGAAGGAAACCCTCACTACAACAGCAACTTCATGCGTATCAAGACACCGACTGGTGAGGACGTATCGCTGTTAGGAACCTATGACTCGCTTCTCGGGTTGATATTCACAGGCATCACTGAAGGCCCCACAGGTGCTGGGGTACGGGTATTCAGTACGAAAGCCTCTCCTGCCCTCAACGTCATATCAGATATCATCACGCAGGAGACATTCCAGGGAGATCCGGTTCAGTTCCTCACTGACGATCCTCGTATGTTAGGCATGAGTGCTATTCGGCTGGCGAAGGGCAGATTGCCGTTCACGGTGCAGAGCACGATTGAGCTGGTTGGAGAAGGAGCGTCACCTGCTGAGATAGCGACAGGCACACTTGCCAACCTGACCGGTATCAAGGCTACCCGCCAGACCCCGCGTGAGCGACGCGATCTTAAAGCCCAAGCCGAATACGGTAAGCCGTGGGACGAGCTTCTCAAAAGCCAGAAGTCCGAACTCGAAGCAAAGTTTCCCGAGTACGAAGAAGAGATACTTGAGAACCTACGCAAGAAAGCCGAAGGCGGCGACCTGGAGGCGATGGCTCGGGTACAAAAGCACGAGATCGATGAAGCTCGGTTCAACGATGAGCGTCGTTTAGCAGAAGCTGTGAACGCTGGAGAGATAGACAGGCGCGACTTATCCAAGCTCTACAACGATTTGAAGCTGAAGGCCACGTTCGAGAAGCGTGGTAAGGATGTACGAAACATCGAATGGGCTGAGTCTGACAACCCGAACCTTCGGGCATTGAACGATTACTTCGAGATATTTGACGATCCAGAGGTCCGCTTACTGGGTGAGGACACCCGCTACCTACCGATTAACTGGGAAGTGGCGGAGCAGAAGATACAGGACTTACTGTCCAGCGTACCTCCAGAAGTCCGGGATTACATCGAGGACTACACGATGATGGACCCGAACGACCATCCCGAAGAGATACGCGGGTTCCTGGAAGCACGGGAATACATCTCCAAGCAGACCGATTACTGGGGTCAAAAGCAAGAGGCATTTGAGGTATACCAACCGGCAATCGAGCGCATTGCAGGACAGCCGATCTCGAGTTTCAGGGAGCTAGAAGTCTTTATCAGGCAAAATCCAGGCGGTGCATCTCGTGCACTGGACAACCTTCGGAAGCGAATCGACAGCGATACGACACGCAGACGGCAGCGATTACGACGTACAAGTCCTGAATTAGACGTGGCTCTCGTCGTTGCCTACGGCTACAAACCCCTTACCGCACAAGGCAGACAAGTGGATCTCAGCCCCTCCCCTCGTCAGGTGAGCGCATCTCCCCCTATTCGTTGACGATCATCACCGTATACTCCTACACTTGTAGAACAGATGTTCTAAGGAGGAACAATGACGCAAGAAGTAGATGCTCAAGTCGAGTGGACTACGGAAGCTGATCTCGCTGAAGATACCGACGCGCAAATGGCTCTTAGCGAAGATGTAGTGGACGAAGTACAGAGCGACCCAGATCCATCCGCACTCATAAGCACGTTACAGCAGCAGCTAGACCAACTGAAGAAAGATTTTGCCGACAGTAAACATGTCACAAACCGCGCAACCAGTTCTCTAGACCGACTCAACAACAGGCTCGATGAGTTTGCCACCAGGGAAGAACTTGAATCAACCAGATCATCGATTGCTGGAATCCGCAGTCTGATGGACATTGGCCTTGCCGATGTGATGTCAGAGGAAGGTAAGAGTGTGTTGGCCGAACAACGGTCAGAGGACTCCTACTCGAGGGCACTCCAGCAAGCGAAACAGGATTTGAGACAGGAACTGAACGGTGCATCCCCAGAAGCATCTGGTCAAGTATCAGATGAACAAATAGATGAAGGCGCAAGACGAGCACAAGAAGCCAGTGCGCGTGTGTATGGATATGCAGAGGCTCGAGGAATACCGGCCGCAGACGTGGCAGCAATGCCCATCTGGGACGCTCCTGGTAAGTCCCTGGATGAAGCCGTCGAGAACGCTAAGGAGTACATAGACAATATGGTGAACTCAGACCCAGATTCCCGACTCGCTCAACGCAAGCAAGCAGCAGGAGAAGCTCCCTCTCGTGCATCATCAAGTTCTCAGGTGCTGACATACGAAAAACTTAAAAATATGTCACCACAAGAGATTATGAAGATTCCAAAGGAAATCCGAAATAAAGCTCTCCGAGGTGGCTAACTATTAGCTAGGAGACAATCATGTCTGTTGACAGATTTATTCCTTCGCTGTGGGCGGCTACTCTGCTTGAGAATTTAAATGACGCTCACGTTGCTGTTAACTTGTGTAACAGGAACTACGAAGGAGACATCTCCCAGATGGGTGATACAGTTCGTATTACTTCCATCGGGCGAGTAACAATCTCCAACTACACCAAGAACAGTACGTCAATTACTCCTGAGACTCTTGACGATTCTCAGCAAGTTTTGACCATTGACCAGGCAAAATACTTTGCCTTTGAGGTTGATGACGTTGATGCACGGCAAGTCAGAGATGATGGTGCATTGATGGATGTCGCTATGCGCGATGCTGCTTGGGGTCTTGGAGACGCTGCTGACACTTCGGTGTTGTCAGCTATGCAAGCACAGGGAGATACAGGTAACGCTCTTGGAGCATTAACCATTGGTACAGGTAACGTAGATGCCTATGAGAACATTGTGGATTTGGCTGTAAAGCTCGATGAAAACAATGTTCCAAGGTCAGGTCGTTGGTGCATTATTCCACCGTGGTATCACGGCTGGTTGCAGAAAAACGCCAACTTCGTATCCTACGGTACGAGTGCGAACCGTGAGGACCTGGAGAACGGAATCATCGGTGCTGCCGCTGGTATGAGGATCGTTGTTTCTAACAACCTACCTTCTGCTAGTACAGGACGAAACTACGTTATCGCTGGTCACTCGGATGGTGTTACCTATGCAGAGCAAATCAACAGTGTTGAGGGCTACCGACCTGAGTCGAGCTTCTCTGACGCTGTGAAGGGTCTGCACCTATACGGCTACAAAATTACGCGACCATATGCGTTGGCTAACGCCGACTGCGTTTCAGCGTAGGAAAGGGGATTAGAGAAATGGCAGTTACAGCAGTAACACTCACAGAACTAACCCTGAATGAAGCAAGTGCCGATTTGCCAATCGCCAGTTGGACTGCAATAGCCACTGGCTCTGACGGATTCTCATTGGATGTGTCAGGTGTTGGATCACCAGTTGTACTGGGATTTTCCGACGGTGGAGGCGCTGCGGACGACGTAACAATCACGGCTGGTGACAGACCACCAGCGCAGCTACAGGGCCAGGGCAACCTGACCATCACTATGGCTGCGAACGACGTGAAGTACGTTGTTCTTGAGTCTGGCCGGTTTGAACAGAACGATTCCACTATTAAAGGAACCGCTGCTGCAAACGCGACCAAGATGATTGCGTTCTTGCTCCCAGTGAACTGGGGCTAAAGCGAATAGAGGGGGTGGACACCTGGGGAGGTTCCACCCCTTTTATCTAAGGAGACATAATGGCAGAGCGGCAAGCACTTCGATATCAGGTACTCGACAGTTCCGGTGTACCAATAGCCGGGGCCAGTATTCAGGTAGCGCAGTTAGGCACGACTACCAACATTACACAGACTATGTATGCAGGGTTGACCGGCGGTACAACAATCGCCAACCCTCTTATCAGTGACGCATCAGGGTGGGTACAGGCGTACTTTGATGGCACAGACGCAGTCGCATTGAAGCGTGTGACGGTCATTCCTACCCTGACAGGGTTCACATTTACCACCAGGAACGTACAACTTGGTTCCGATTACGGCGTATTAGACGATGGCGTAGCACCAATTAAGGCTACAACAGTCGAGGCCACAGACAGATTTAACATGGCTCGCGGTTCTGCTGGCGATCCAGCGTCCCTTCAAGTGGGCGATATGTGGTACAACACCACGACAAATACCCTTCAGTGGGAAAATAATACAGGTACACAGACAGTTAGCTCCACTACAGGAGACATCACAGGCGTAACTGCTGGTGATGGTTTAACCGGAGGTGGCGCATCGGGTGATGTCACACTCGACGTAGGTGACGGTAACGCTATCGTCGCTTCAGCAGATGCCGTAGACGTGAGCGTCAACGCAGCTTCATCCGCAGCAGCAGCCCTGGCTGGTGACGACAAGATCCTCATCTCAGACACAGACGATTCCAATACCACTAAGAGCGCCACGATTTCACAAATTGCAGCCACAATGCTGGACGCTGGCAACAACAAGGTGTTCTATTCCA